AAGGTTATAGAATTTGACAAGTACGCAATAGCCAGCTATAACGCCGTTCATGGCACAAACTTCGCACCGCAGGATATTACCCTCACTCATGCTGCCGACCTCGAAATCGCAGAGAGAGAGAGAGTTATTGTTATATTCTTACATACTCATTTCCATGTCAAGACCTTTCTTTAGCAGGAAAACAGAAAGGTATGACAAAAGGCAGTTCAACAAGATCAGGTCTGTTATGGGAAGTTGAGAGAATACTCGATGAATGTAATGAATTACCACAAGTCTTACTGATGGAGAACGTGCCGCAGGTTATAGGCAAAAAGAACATCAAGGACTTTCAGTTATGGCGTAGCAAGTTGGAAAGTTTAGGCTATTCTAACTATGTTCAGCTTCTCAATTCCAAGAACTACGGAATACCGCAAAACAGAAACCGCTGCTTTATGGTTTCCATCCTGGGCGATTACCATTACACGTTTCCAAAGAAGAAGAAACTAGAGTTAAGGCTCAAAGATATGCTAGAGGACAAAGTTGATGAAAAATACTATCTTTCAGAAGAAACGATCAAGAACTTTATCGCCAAGAACATAAGGGATGAAGAAAAGGGCAACGGCTTCCGTTTTGAGCCACACGAGAGAGAGAGAGAGAGTAGGAACGCTCACGGCGGATTATTGGAAAACGAGAACAACCGACATATTTCTAAAGGATTGATCGGGGGGGGTTTATCAATCACGGAACAGGAAAGCACCAATCAAATGAAGTATTCTCAACAAGTGATGAAACCGCTAGAACAATCCAATGTTGCGATTACAAATCGCCAATCAAGATTATCGAAAACGATTAGATCAGGTGGTAGAGGAAGTTTAGATCGCCACGAATGGGATATAGTGTGTGAAGAAAAAATATTATGAGGTTAAGGTAGGCCACGGATGGTTTAACGGCTATATGCGTGAAACTGATGTTATCAGTTGCGTAGATAGCGGTATGTGGAAGTGGCATATCCTGATCGCAGAAAAAATGATAGAAGAAACTAACAAAATAATCGAGAGAGAGAGAGAGTTCCTATCAAGAATAAAACATCGTTGGGTTATCTTTACGCCTACGATGGCGATGGCATAGATATTTCGCCGAGAATGGAATATCATAGAGGAACGGTACAAAGAGGAATGGCACAGACAATTAAAACGAGTTGCGATGTTGGGGTGATAGAGATTGAATAAAGTAATTTTGTGGGGGGGGGTTGGTATTAAACGCTCCAACAATAATACACAATGGTATCAACAAGACAGAATATATGACTCAAACGGAATTGCGTTGTGTATATCGTCTGGTTTTAATCCTTGGTATAAGGTAGAGGAAAATGAAAACAGAAGTAATAGGAATGTTAGACCTAAAAGGGCGACACGAATCAGCGTGTAGGGTTTATGACATAAACCATATTTCGCCAACAATTAATACAATGAGCGGGGGGGGTTACAACCTAAAATAATGGAAAAGCAAAGAAAAGACATTAAAGAAGCAGAAAAATATTGTGAGTATTGCGGTAAGCGGTTAGAAAGAAAAAGAATAAATGGCAGACTTGAAGATTTTACCGTTTTTACAAAAAGGCATTATTGCGATAGGGAATGTATGAAAAAAGCATATTTAAAAGTTGGCGAAACGGATGCTAATTGGGGAAATGCACACGCATCGGCAAGAAACATTAATAAATTGATATTAAAAAAAGACCATTGTGAAATATGCGGTAGCGAAAAAAATCTTGACATACATCATATTGATGGAAATTGGCAGAATAATAATTTAGATAATTTGATGTGTTTATGCAGAAGTTGTCATTTGAAAATTGAACGCAACGAAAAAGATAAAGGAAAGGAAGGTGATTTATCCAACATCCGTATTCGGAAATTAACTCCGAAAGAATGTTGGCGATCGATTAATGGGGTTTAGTGATGAAGATTTTGATAAAGCTGAAAAAGTAAACAGCGACACGCAGCTTTACAAACAGGCCGGAAACTCTATTGTTGTAAACGTATTAGAAGCAATATTTAAGGAAATGATTTAATGGATAATGATTTAATTCTATGGGATAGATTAGAGGTTATAAAAACCACAATCAATAAATACGGCGAGGATAATTTCTATTTATCGTTTAGTGGCGGTAAAGACAGCACGGTTGTTCACTATTTATTAGATATGGCACTTCCTGGAAACAAAATACCAAGAGTGTTCAGTAACACCGGCATTGAATATATATATATGTTTGTTAAGGAATTACAGAAAAATGATGAAAGATTTGAAATTATTACGCCTAACAAAAACATAAGAAAAATGCTTGAAGAAGTCGGCTATCCCTTTAAATCAAAAGAGCATAGTGTGATGGTACATGAATGGCAGGCAGGGCATAGGGAAACAAACAAAATGAAAAGGTATTTATCGCAAACCGAACATCGTTATGTTTGCCCCAAGTCGCTTCGCTATCAGTTTACAGATCAGTTTGATTTAAAAGTATCATCAAAATGTTGTTATGAACTTAAAAAGAAAGTTTTTAAGAAGTGGGAAAAGGAAAACAACAGAAGAATTGTTATTACAGGGATGATGCGAGAAGAAGGCGGCGAAAGAACTCATATAGATTGCATTATGGTTAAAAATGGCAAGGCTGTTAAGTTTCATCCATTGGCAAAGGTAAATAGCGAATGGGAAGGGTGGTTTATTAAAGAATACAATATAAAACTTTGTGATTTATACTATCCGCCGTTTAATTTTAAGCGTACCGGGTGTAAAGGTTGCCCATATTCTCTAGATTTAAGCGATCAGCTTGAAACAATGAGCAGATGCGGTTTAGAAAGCGAGAGGCGACAATGTGAAATTATATGGAAGCCTGTTTACGATGAATACCGAAGAATTGGATATAGATTAAAGAATGAAGAAAGGATAAAACTATTTTGAAAATTAAAGTTATGGAAATGTTTGAAGTAGAAGGCACTTGTGAAGAATGCGAAAAGATTGTCTTGGCTCTTCAAAAAGAACTGCTCAAATTAAGTATGGAACAGATGGAGAAAACGAAAAAAACAAAAAACCAAAACATCGATGACATAAAGAATCTTTTTAAAGCATAAATGGATGGCAACACATGAAGATAAACAATAAAATACGTTATCGTACCGCAATACATCAAACATTCGCATATAAGCTGAAAACAGGCAAGAGATTCCCTAGACTGCCACGAAGACTGAAACACGGGGCAATACCACTTCCTAGAGTAATGAGGGAAATGATTAAAGACAGTTTTGAGGAACAGTTTAAAACGTGGGACAGAATGTTTGTAACGCCATTAAGGAAGGAAATATCAGATTGGAGAAAGGAAAAATAAGAGTGAATATAGTTATAGGTTTAATGTTGCTGATTATCGGTCTTGTAGTAGTAGATATAGACCGAAAGATAAGTTTATTCGTTATGCTTTTGGATGAAATTAGCGAGGAATTAAAAGGGAGCGAGTAAACTTCTAATGTATTAAGCGATTTTGTGTGTTAGTATGGTAGCGTAAAATAAAACCCATTTATTTTACCCAATTTTGTCAGCACATAAACAGAGCCACTTAAATGTGGCTTTTTGTTTGTGTGTAAGAAAGGAAAATATGAAAGTACAGGCAAGACACGAATTTGAGAATATCACCGATATTACGGTGAACAGGCCAAGAAAAGCAGGGGAAGTCTTTGAAGTTGATGAAGAAAGAGCAAAATTGCTTTTAGAACACCATTTAATCGAGATTCTTCCGCAGGAAGAGCCAAAAGTTGAAGAAATCAAAGAAGAAGTAAAAGAAGAGGTTAAAAAACCGAGGAAAAGTAAAAAGAAATGATCTATAAATGCTCAAACGCTTACTATTTCCGGCATTTAAACGCAATAGGTGGGATAGAATCACATTTAATGTATTTAGGCCGAAAATACGGAAAGAAATACTCGATTACGGTTTTCTATCGCACAGGCGACAATGAGCAGGTTAGAAGATTAAGCCAATTAGTAAGGGTAGTACAGATTGACAACAATGATTTTGTCGAATGTAATGCCCTTTTTTGTTGCTTTAATAGAGAAATACTCGACCAATGCAAGGCTAAAAAGGCTTATTTGGTCTTACATGGAGATTATAAAGACATGGTTGAAAGAGGCCAGCTTCAAAGAAGTCAGCTGCCGCTTGATGATCGTGTTGAGTATTTGGGCGTTAGTGAACTTGTGTGCAAATCGTGGGAAGAACTAACAGGAATCAAATGCACTAACGTTTATGAGCCTATAGTTTTAGACAAGGTTGATAAGCCTTTACTTCTTTTATCAGCCACTAGATTATCAGCTGAAAAGGGTTGGGAACGTATGAAAAAGTTATGTGATGTTTTAAATAACAATCACATAAACTTTCAATGGTTTATTTACACCGATTCAGCTAAAGATCCGTTGCAGAATATGATTTTTCTAAAGCCAAGATTAGACATTACTAATCTTATGGGTGGCTTTACGGCCTTTGTGCAGTTATCAGACAACGAAGGTTTCTGTCTGTCGGTGGTTGAAGCATTAACAAGAGGTACACCTGTTATCGCTACTGATCTTCCTGTTTTAAAGGAATTGGGCGTAAACGAGAGCAATTCTATTTTGTTGCCTTTGGATATGAGCGTAATTCCTGTTGAAGAAATTAAAAACATAGGCGAAAAGAAGTTTACTTATAAACCGCCTAAAGATTTATGGGATAAATATTTAGATACCGAAGTTATAGGCAACGAAGAAATTATCGTTAAAGCGACAGAAACATTCAAAGCGAAAGGACTTATTGATATTGTTTTAAACAAAGTGCCGCAGCCTGGGGAAACATGGGTTGTAACACAGACAAGATACGAGCAGTATTTGAAGTTTGAAGAGAAATATCGAATGAAATTGGTTGAACGAGTATGAAATACATAAAAAAACAGGAAGCCGTTGAAAAATTGGAAGCCTTGATTAACTCACGCAATAATAAGCCGTGCAGCAGACAGGCGATAATTGAACAGCAGGCTTTTAAATACGCATTGGCAATTATCAATTCTTTAGAGGAAAAGGAAATTGATGATTGAAACATATAAAGAGCGAAGATGGTTGGAGAAACGGAAACATATACTATGCCGGGATAAATATTTAGACAAGTATTTGTATCAGTACGGCAAATTTAAAAGTGCTGATATAGTTCATCACATTTTTCCCAAAAATGATTTTCCAGAATACCAATGGGAAGATTGGAACTTGATTAGTGTATCGAAAGAAACTCACAACCTTCTTCACGATCGAAATACCGACAGGCTCACTCTAAAAGGTGAAGAGTTGCTAGTCAGAACGGCTAGAAGAAACAACATCGACATTCCCTATTGGTATTTGCAGGACAGAAAAGGAAAGAAATACGAATACAGGTATTAAGGATGAACAAGGACAAATGGGTGAAAGTAATAAGAGGACAATGCGAGGATGCCAAAACATACAAACCCTATTTTGATAGCGTTATAGAAACTTTGGCTCAAACATTGGAAACACGAGATAAGATACACGATCAATGGGTAAAAGAAGGCTCAAATCCTACTATTATAACTATTACGGACAGATCAGGAAAAGAGAACGTACATAAAAACCCTTTATTGACATTGGAAACGGATTATAATTCACTGGCGTTGAAATATTGGGATAGTTTAGGTTTAACGGCAAAAAGTTTAAAAGCGATACAGAAAACATTGATCGATGATGATTCTAACAGTTTGGCCGATGTTCTGAAAGGACTAGGTGGCAAGAAGTTATAAAAAGATTGCTACTGATTACGCTAAAAGCGTTGTGAGTGGCAAAAAGATCGCTGGCAAGGAAATTGTATTAGCGTGTGAAAGATACCTAAAAGACTTAAAAAGAAAGGACATAGAACTTCGACCAAAAGAGCCTGATTTAGCTATAAACATTATCCAGGCCGTTTTAGTTCACCAGCAAGGCGAGGACTTGAACGGCTATCCACTTCAAGGCAACAGTTTTGCTTTAGAGGCGTGGGAAATATTTGTTGTATATAACCTTTTGGGTTTCTACTATGTAGGAACGAACAAAAGGCGATATAAAGAAGCCTTTATTGAGGTTGCCAGGAAGAATGGCAAAACGAGTTTCATAGCTGCGTTGGCGTTCGCCGTTTCCATTCTTCAAAGACATTCAGGAAGTAAGACATATATTGTCGCAAGTGCATTAAGACAGACACTTGAAGCGTTCCGTTTCATTACTTTTTCGCTACGCTACAAGGGTTTAGATAAGGATATGGAAATCAAGGATAATTCCTTTGAACATTCCATCAAGTATGACTTTGGTAAAAGGGATGGCAGTATGGAAATCATCGCCATGCCGACAAATCCGGATGCACAGGATTCCTTTAACTGCAACTTTGTTATTGCCGATGAAATTGCGAGTTATAAAAAACCTAGTCAGTATAACAGATTCAAAGAAGCAACGGCAGCCTATGAAAATGCTTTAGTAGTAGGCATCACAACGGCAGGTGATAACGCCAACGGTTTCGGCCATGCACACGAAGAGTATTGTATCAAGGTTGTAAACGGATTAGTCGAAAATGACAATCTGTTTGTGTTTGTTGCAAGGGCAGATCAAAACGAAAAAGGTCTAGTTGATTATACCGATCCTGTTCAGCACGAAAAGGCAAATCTCAACTACGGCGTAACGATAAGGCCGGAAGAAATATTGAACGCTTCATTACAGGCACAAAACGATCCTATTAAACGCAAGGACTTTTTGAGCAGAAGATTGAACATTTATACAAGTTCAATGAAAGCGTGGTTTGACATTGAGGTATTCAGAGCGAGTGATAAACAGTATTCGTGGACTTTGGAAGAACTCGCAAAGAAAAACATCACATGGTATGGCGGTGCGGACTTGTCGAGAGTTAATGACTTAACGGCTTGCTGTCTTTATGGGAATTATGATGGCGTGGATATTGTCATTCCTCATGGTTTCTTTCCTATATCCCAGGCAGCTAAAAAGAGTGAAGAGGATAACATTCCGCTTTATGGCTGGATGGAAGATGGCTGGCTAACGATGTGCAACACGCCGACCGTGAATTTTGCCGATGTGGTTAATTGGTTTATTGAAATGCGAAAAATGGGTTTCAAGATACGGGAAGTCGGCCACGATAGAAAATTCGCAGGTGAAGAGTATATCCCATTAATGACTAAAGCAGGGTTTAAGATCGTAGATCAGCCGCAGTATTTCTATTTGAAATCGCAAGGCTTTAGACATATCGAGAAAGCTGCTACCGATGGCAAATTCTACTATCTACATTCAGAGGCTTATGAGTATTGTGTTAGCAACGTTCATGCCGTAGAGAAAACCGATGATGCGGTGCAGTATGACAAGGTAAACCCTACACAGAGAATTGATATGTTCGATGCTTCCGTATTTGCGTGTATTAGATACGCAGCCGGAAAGACAAAGGCAGAATCATTAAAGGATTGGTTTGGGTAAGAGGTGATAAATGAGCAAGAGAAAGAAAAAGCCTATACAGATGGAAAAACGATCTTCGATCGGTTATGTATTAGGCACGGACTTTGACAATTTATGTTGCACAGAGTACACGAGATTAGATCATAACCCGGAGATAATGACCGCCTGCAAGCGAATAGCCGAACTGATTGGCTCAATGACTATTCACCTAATGGAAAATACAAAGAACGGCGATATAAGGATAACGAACGAGTTATCACGAAAGATCGACATTGATCCTATTTCGACAATGACACGTTCCCATTGGATGCAGGCAATAGTTATGAATATGCTTTTATATGGAAAAGGAAACTCGATCGTAGTTCCTCACACCTATAACGGCATAATTCAGAGTTTAGAGCCAATTTCGGCTTACAGGGTGGCTTTTATTCCAAATGAAAAAGCAATATACAGAGATTATTATGTGCTGATAGATGGCCGTAAAAAACGCCCTGATGATCTGTTGCATTTCACTTATAACCCTGATGATATTTACCTTTGGAAAGGTAAAGGCGTTACGGCGGTTATAAAGGATGTTGCAAATAATCTCAAACAGGCACGTGAAACCGAAAAAGGTTTTATGGAAAGCAAATGGAAACCGAGTTTGATCGTAAAAGTTGATGGTCTTGTCGATGAGTTTTCTACCAAAGAAGGCAGAAACAAGATACTAGAAGATTATGTTAAATCGAGTGAAGTCGGTCAGCCGTGGCTAGTGCCTGCTGAACAATTCCAGGTAGAACAGGTTAAGCCGTTGAGTTTGGCAGATTTGGCTATCAACTCGACCGTGGAATTAGACAAAAAGACAATAGCCGCTATTCTTGGAATCCCGGCTTTTATTTTGGGTGTAGGAAGTTTCAATCGTGATGAATGGAACAACTTTGTGAACACAACTGTCAAGGCCATTGTCAAAGGCATTGAGCAGGAAATGACACGAAAGCTGATTCTAAACCCGAAATGGTACTTGAAACTGAATGTGTTGTCTTTGGTTGATTATGATTTGGCACAATTAACCAACGTTATGACACAATTCGGTGATCGTGGATGGGTGAACGGCAACGAAGCAAGAGATCGCATAGGCATGACTCCTGTTGATGGACTTGATGAATACAAAATACTAGAAAATTATTTGCCGATAGATCAAAGCGGATTGCAGAAGAAAATATCAGGAAATGACTGATTTTTCATAAAAAGACATAGATAGTGATTGCAACACGATAAGCAACAATCCCTAGTTGTTTCTATGTCTTTTCTTTATAGGGAATATTTAAGGGAGAATAAAAAAATGACACACGAAAGCGGTATTTATTGCATTAGGAATACTGTCGATAACAAAAGGTATATCGGTAGGACAGTTGATTTTTATAAAAGGTGGGCAATGCACCGATGGGGGCTAGAAAATAACAGACATTTTAATTCACACTTGCAAAGGGCATATAACAATAACCCACAAAACTTTATATTTGAGATCATTGAAGTTTGTGATAAAGACAAGTGCAATGAAAGAGAAATTTATTGGATTAGTTATTACAACACAATGAATATGGAATATGGTTATAACCTATGTGAAGGTGGAAAATCAACAACAGGAAGAAAGTTTAGTGAAGAAACACTAAAGAAAATGTCCAAACAACGAAGAGGTGTTAAGTGTTCTCGAGAGGCTGTTGAAAAAAGAAAACAATCGCTTAAAGACCATAAGGAAAGAGATCCAGAATGGGCGAAAGCATTGCACGATAAACAGGTTGAAAACATAAGGAGCATACCGAATTGGAAAAAATCGCATCCGATGAGCGAAAAAAGAAAAAAAGAGGTTAGCGAATTTTTTAAAGGGCGAAAGATTCCTGAGTGGCATAAAGAAAAATTACGAGATTTATATTCTGGTGAAAATTCATTAACGGCAAAATTAACGGAAAACGAAGTTGTAAATATGCGGCTTCGTTTTTTAAAGGGTGAGCCAAGAATGAGCATTGCTAAAGACTACCCTAATATGCACCCTAATACAATATATGACATTGTTAAGGGAAAAAGATGGAAACACATTCCAAACACAATAGAAGAATTGGAGAAATTATTATGAATGATTTAGAAGTAAGATCGCAGACAACAGAATTTGAAACAAGGGAAGCACAAGGCGAAAACCCTGTAATCGAGGGTTATTTTGTGCGTTTTGATGATGTTTTCACCATTACAGAAAGTATGAGCGAAAGCATTGACAGACACGCACTCGATAAGAGCCTTGCAAATGATATTCGGGCATTAGCCGATCATGACACAAGCAAAGTGTTAGGAAGAACAACGAACAATACTCTCAAATTAAGGCTTGATGATGTTGGATTATTCGGCAGCGTTAGTATCAATCCGAAAGATACTGAAGCGATGAATTTTTACGAGAGAGTTAAGCGTGGAGATATTTCTCAATGTTCTTTTGGCTTCAACATTCTTGATGAGCAACCGATTACTCGTGAGGATGGCGGCACACATTGGTTGGTTAGAGAAGCAGATGTTCACGAAGTGAGCATTGTGTGTTTTCCAGCGTATGAAATGACAAGTATTCAGGCACGTTCTAAACGCATTGAAGAAATGAAAGAACGTGAAGCGGAATCTTGGAAACTTCAGATGAAATCTAAATTAAAAGGAGAGTAAAGATGGCATTAAGAGCATTAATGGCAAAAAAGAAACTCGAAGAAAAAAGGAAGGAATTAGAAAATCAGCGTTCAGTAATGGCTGATTTTTTAGTTAGAGAAGCCGACCTTGAAAAATCTATCGAGGAAGCATCTACTGATGAAGAGAAAGCCGCTGTTGAAGAAGAGATCGGCAAGTACGAAGCCGAAAAAGCCGAAGCAGAGGAAAAGGAAAAAGCATTAGTTGATGAAGTTGAAACATTGGAAAAGGAACTTGCCGATGTTGAAGCTGAACAGGACAAAGAGCCTGAAACCAAAGAAGTTCCAACAAAAGAGAAAAGGGAGAAAAAAGTAATTATGGAAAAGAGAAATCTGTTTGCTGATATGGATGTTCAGACCAGAACTGCTATTTTCGATGATGAAAAAATGCAGAATTGGTTAGGTGAGATTCGTTCAGCTATCAAGGAAAAGAGAGCCGTAACTAATGTCGGTTTGACTATTCCTGAAGTCATCCTACCTGTTTTAAGACAGAATATTTTATTGTATTCTAAACTTTACAAACACGTAAATGTTAGAAGTGTAAGCGGTGAAGCAAGACAGAACATTATGGGCGAGTTCCCGGAAGCAATTTGGACAGAGTGCTGTGCAAATCTTAATGAACTTTCATTAGGCTTCAATGATTGGTCTTTTGATTGCTACAAAGTGGCAGGTTTCTTCGCATTGTGCAACGCCAATATCGAAGATTCAGACCTTGACCTTGCAAGTGAAGTTTTACTCGCATTAGGCCAGGCTATCGGTAAGGCAGTTGATAAGGCTATCCTGTTCGGTAGAAATACATCATCAAACAGCAAGATGCCTTTAGGTGTTGCTTCACGTATCGCCCAGACTTCACAGCCTGCTGATTATCCGGCAACTGCACGTACCTGGGTTGATCTTCACAGCACACACGTTGTATCAATCGGTACTGCTATGTCACCTGTAACAGGCGTAAATCTGTTCAAGGATATTATGAAGTCAAAATCAGTTACATACAATCTTTACAATAGAAATTCTATCGTTTGGGTTATGAACGATAAGACTTACAACGATATTAAGGCAGAATCAATGAGCATCAACGCTATGGGTACAATCGTAGCCGGTCTTGATGGCACTATGCCTGTTGTCGGCGGTCCGGTCGAAGTTCTGAACTTCATTCCTGATGATGTTATAATCGCTGGTTACTTCGAACTTTATGATCTTATTGAAAGAGCAGCTAACAAGTTCGCTTCAAGTGAACACGTTAGATTCTTACAGGATCAGACAGTTTACAAAGGAACTGCAAGATATGATGGTGCTCCAATAATTGCAGAGGCATTTATGGTATTGCAGATCAACGGCGGCTCACTCGATGTAACTGCAATTCAGTTCCCACAGGACACCGCTAACCCTACTTCTATCTAATTTTTAAAGGGGCAGAAATGCCCCTTTTTCAAAGGAGAATTTATGGCATATACACCAGAGCAAAGGGCAACACTTTTGACAATGCTTGAATATAACCTTGAACTGATTTTTGACTACATGGATGATACTGCCAAAACTCAAAAAGAAACTCAATTAGGTTATTTCATAGATGCTGCCATTGAGTTTATCGAGCGTGAGGGCATAGAGATCGACTACACGAAACCGGGTGATAATATGCTTATCACTATGTACGCTAGTTATCTTTATGAAAAGAGAAACGATGGCGTTAGTGTTATGCCGAGAGCCTTACGTATCAATTTGAATAATAGATTGTTCCAGCAGAAAACAAATGCGACATGATGGTGTTCTGTTTGTTTGCGATTTGGCTAATACGGCTGAAAACGGAGAAATGCCGAAAGAAGAACTAACCAAGATCAACAAGTATTGGTTTGAAATGCGGCCTATTTCCTTTTCAAGAGCGTATCAGGCTAAAGGCGTAAATGAACAGGTTGATATTGTGGCGAGAATACCTTTAGACACTTCCATACACATAGGCCAGTACGCTATGTTGGGAAACGGCGAGCAGTATAGGATCACGAACATAAATCACTCGCAAGAAGAATTTATCAGAACAAAGTCGATTGATTCAAAATACTATCGCCAGCCAATTATCGTTGGTCTAAAGTACACCGATCTAACCTTATCAAGAATCGAGGATTATTATGCAGTCGCTGAATCAGACACTACTGAAAATCAAGACAGCACTAACGGCGATTGAAGAATTAAAGGTCTATCACTATTGGCGGCCTAGATTACAAGCACCTTATTGTATTTGGGCGGAAGATGGCGAGGGTGATTCTTTACACGCAGACAACAAGAAAAAAGAACAGGTCATTAGCGGAACAATAGATTATTTTACCAAAGAAGAATTTGATGATAATGTCGATGCGATACAGGAAGCGTTAAACGATATTGAAATAGGTTGGGAATTGTCGAGCGTAGATTACGAGGATGAAACTAACCTAATTCATTACACATGGACTTTTGAAACAGCATGAAATTCCGTTTTACAGGATTGAAAGAGTACGTTGCCCAACTTGAACGTTTATCCAATTCGGCCGTAGCAGAGGCTATGATCGAAAGGGCGGTCTATGAGGGATCGAAGATAGTCGATAACGAAACACGCAGAGAACTTAATGCTTTGCCTGTTGATAACAGACCATACGTTAAGGATGGTATGCGTACCAGCATTTTACAAGTTCAGAAAGATGCTTTGGTTGCATCGTTCGGCACATCACCAATAGAAACAAGAAACGATTTTACAAACGATAAAACAGGTGTGGATAATTCACGAAACAAATTAGGCCAAAAACAAGTTACAGTTGCACGCAGACTTGAAAACGGCACTTCATATATGAAGAAAAACCCTGTTTTTTCAAGAGCATCCAGAAAGGCGAGAAAGCCTTGCCTTGAAGAGATGCAGAAAAGCCTTGATGAATCCATTAAGGCACTTATGAGATAAGGAGAAATTTAATGGCAAACGGAAAAGTTATTACAGGCTATTCTAAACCATACGTAGCACTTTATGCCAACAACAACGGCACCGTTAGTTATTCCAATGGTATGCCATTGGCTAGAGGCGTAAATGTAAGCATTTCGCCGGAAACAGGCGATGTTGAAAATTTCTATGCCGATAACGTTGCCGCCGAATCAGCTGGCGGTATGTTCACAGGCGGTGAAGTTACATTAACTGTTGATGGCCTTAAAGAAACTGCAAGAAAACTCGTTATGGGATTGCCGACCGCTTCATCTGTAACCGTAAACGGAACTTCTGTTGATGTTTACGATTATGATGATCGCCAGGCTATTCCTTACGTTGGAATCGGCTTTATCGTTCGTTACATGGAAAATGGTGTTGAATCATTCCGCCCATACGTAATGACAAAGTGCATTTTCAACCAGGATGGTTTAGATGCCAATACCCAGGAAGAAAGCATTGACTTCCAGACAACCGAATTGACCGCTACTATTCTTCGTGATGATTCAGCCAATCATTGTTGGAAGAGAGTTGCAGCCGACCAGGCAACGGAAGCAGATGCTGAAAATGTTGTCAAAACATTACTTGGTATTGCTTTATCAATTTAGAGGTAAGAAATGGAAATCAACGGAAGGGAAATAAAGTTTTTAAGAACTGTAAAAGCAACAAGCGATCTCGCTAAAATATGCCCTAACCAGGATATAAGCCGAATTGGGGAAATATTCAGCGAAAAGGACATATCAACAACGATAGAAAGCGGTGCTAAACTCATTCACTTTTTAAACGAAGGCTATGAAATGAATAAGCACTTTAGCGATCCTACATACAAACCTAACATCATTTCGGTTGATGAAATTATGTATTTGGATGATGAAACCTATACAAAATTGATTCAATCGGCGATGGCGAGTATCGGTGTAGGTGCAGAAACTACGATCGAGGTTGAAACGCCAAAAAAAAAGGAAAATCACGAGGGGGTAAATTAACCCTTTCGTGGTTTTTATTTTATGGCAGGAAACTCGGCATGAGTAAAGAAGAGATACTATGTACGCCGATCGGCGAAATGTTGGATATGATGGCGTGTATGGCTATCTACGAAGGCGGTGCAAAAGAAAAGCCGCCGAAATTAACTATGGAAGAAATATTAGAACTTAACTAATAGAAAGGGGTAAGAATGGCGAGTTTAACTCAAATTGGTGCGGTCATTGGTATTAGCGGCTCAAAGCAATACATGAATGATCTAAAGAAACTTACCCAATATACAAAAGAGTTCGCAGCTGAAAATGAAAAGCTGGCAACTACCTTTACCAAAGGCGTTAAAACAATGCAGACCGTAAACCAGCAGAGAAAGGTTTTACAGGATCAGATCAAGGCGACTACTAACGTTTTAAATCGTGAAAAGGAAGAACTTGAAAAATTAAACGCCAAGAAAAGAGAAGGTGCAGCATTAACCCAGGAAGAGGCTAACAAGTTTTCGGCTTTGCAGACCGATATTAACAAGACTACTGCCGAACTTAATCGTTTGAATAACGAAATGGATGATCTTCCGGCAGATAACTTTATCGGCAAATTAGATTTAATCAAGCAGAATCTTGCCAACAATAATAGTGAACTCAAACAATGGGGTGATCTTTTTAAAGGCGTTGGCGAAACAATGACAAAGTACGTTACGTTGCCGATTGTTGCAGGCGTTACAGCAAGTGTTAAGGCGGCGGCAGATTGGGAATCGGCTTTTGCAGGTGTTAAGAAAACAAACGATGAAATAGTCGATGAAAACGGAAACGTTACATACTCTTACACTATGTTAGAGGATGAATTAAAAAGCATTGGCTTAACTACGGCATCAAGTTTAACCGATATTGCAGGTGTTGCCGAAGTATTAGGACAATTAGGTTTTGCTACTGATGAAATCGGTGAAGCGACAGAGTACGTTATTCAGTTGGCGGACTCTACAAACCTTGCAGCCGAAGAGGGTGCTTCTTATGTTGCCACTATCTTAAATCTGATGAATCACGGATTGCCTATTACAAGTGAACAGGTAAATCAGCTTGGTAGTGCATTGGTTTATTTAGGCAACAATTACAATACAACTGAATCAGACATAGCAGCTATGGCGGCAAGACTTGCCCCGGCAGCACAGCAGTTGAACTTTACTACTGCTGATGTATTGGCTTTATCAACGGCTTTAAGTGAAGCAAAGATAACAGCCGAAGGCGGTGGTACTGCTATGACACAGGTTATAACAAATATAACAAATCAGTTAGCGGCTTTCAGAACAGGTGCAGATAGCACTATGGAAAGAATAGCCGAAATATCCGGCATGACAGCAGAAGAATTTGCTGATGCTTGGGAAACTAAACCGATTGAAGCGTTAGATGCCTTTATTACCGGTCTTTCACAGCTTGATGAAAACGGCGAATATACGAGTATTGTATTTGATGAATTGGGAATGAGTGGCGTAAGACAATCGTTGTCATTAAATGCTTTGGCAGCCACACACGAACATTTATCAAGTGCAATAGAAGATTCCAACAGAGAATATGAAAAAGGTGAGGCTTTGAGCGATGAAGCAAGTAAGAGATATTCTACGCTTGATTCTCAAATTCAGCAGTTTAAGAACAGCCTTGCGATATTAGGCGATTCATTCGGCAGAATTATTTTGCCGTATATTACTCAATTTGTAGATAAGATTACAAATATGATCGTATGGTTTTCCAACTTGGATGAATCAACCAAAAAAATAATATTAACTATTGCCGGAATAGTAGCAGCTATCGGCCCGGTGCTTGCAGTAGCAGGACAGATATTAACATTAATATCTTCTTTAAGTGTAGTTGCTACAACGTTAGGCGTAACTATTGGTGCTTTAGTTGCACCGATAGGAATAGTAGTGGCATCTATTGCCGGAATGATTGCGGCAGGTGTGTTACTGATTAAACATTGGGATGATATAAAGGCAACTTTTGAATTATTAGGAATGATAGTTCAGGAAGTAGGCCGTAAGATCGGCGAGTTCCTAAAGAATTTGGCAATTTCAATTTTAGAGGGTTTATTATCTTTGTTTGAAAATATAGTAGCGAAATTCCTTTTATTCACAGGATCAACGTTACCGAATTTTGCAAACAGTATAAAAACAATTTTTACTAACTTGATTGAAAGTGCGTGGAATTGGGGAACTGATCTAGTAAACAACATTATCGGTGGTATTAAGAGTAAGTTTAGTGCATTAGTAGATTCAGTTAAGAATATCGCTAACACAATTTGGTCTTATTTGCATTTCAGCGAGCCGGAAGTCGGTGCGTTGAGCGATTTTAATACCTGGATGCCGGACATGATGAAAGGTCTTGCAAAAGGCATTGATGATAATATCTATCTCGTTGATAACGCTATATCAAGAGTAGCCGATTCATTGGCTTCACCTAACCAGGTGAACTATGGCGGCGTTGTTATCAACCTGAATGTTCCGCAGGGTGCTAACGGCCAGCAGATCGTGGATGAGATCGAAAGCGAGTTAGCAAGCAGAACAATAAGGAGAAGGGCGGTGTTTGGATGATAATTACATTTAATCAAAAACCTTTTTCTGATTTTAATACTTTCACGGATGGGGCAGAAATATTCAAGACACCTGCCAAAGATTCATCATTTTATTCCGTTCCAGGAAAAAATGGTGATCTTGAAATATTCAATGGCAGATATTTGAATACTGAAATTAGTATTAAGTGTTTTATCCGTGAAAATTTCAAGGAAAATTATGACAACCTTATTAATTTTCTGTATTCCCAGGATGGCTATGGCAGATTTGAAACATCACATGAGCCGGACATATACAGAATGGCATCGTTTATAAGCGAAATAGAGCCACGTACAGGCTCATTTAATAAGTACGCACAATTTACTTTGAACTTTAATTTTAAGCCGCAGAAGTGGCTGAAAAGCGGTGAAATAGGCATTAATCTTCTGTCTAGCAATACACTTATGAATCCGACAAACTTCACCGCTTTACCGCTTTTTGAAGTGGTCGGTACAGGCACTTTGAATGTAGGCAGTTCGACACTTGTATTAGCCAATAACACATCGACAACCTACATTGATTGTGAAATACAGGATTGCTACGAAGGAACGATAAACCGAAATCCTGATCTTACGATCACAGGCGGATTCCCTAAACTTGAAAAAGGACAGACAACAATAACATTTAGCGGTTTTACATCCGTTAAAATGTACCCTAGATGGTGGAAACTATGAAAATATTAGATTCAACAAAGACACTAACGCAATTAAGCACAGATACAACAAACGGATTAGGCAATATACACCCTTTAACGTGTGTTGTAAATGAAGTTTTAAATGGAGAATATGAGGCTGAATTAACTGTTTCAGCTAATGAAAAGTATTTTTCTTTGTTGAACATTGGAACATTGTTGGAAATAGAACTCGATGCTGTAAGAGGAAAACAGATTTTTGAAGTTTACTATGTTAGTAAACCTATGAATGAAATTGTATCTGTAAGATGCCAACATATTACATATAGGTTAAATAAAATACCTGTAAGCACGTTTTCATCGACAGGTGCTGTTTATACTGTCAATAGTCTTTTAAGCCATGTAATAGGCTCAAATGACTTTACAATGACAACCGATATAACTAATACAACATCTGAATTTGAATTAACTATACCACGCTATTTCAGAGAATGTTTAGGTGGTTATGAGGGATCAATTTTAGATGTGTTTAGAGGCGAGTACGAATGGGACAACCTCACTGTAAAAATGCTTGCTCACAGAGGATCGGATGAAGGGGTAAGAATTGCCTACGGCAAAAACTTAACTGATTTTAGTCAGGAAGAAAATAATCAGAATGTTTTTACTTCCGTTTTAGGTTATGCGATTGTTGATGGTGTTACTTATACAGGGAATGTTTATGATAAAGTCGTAGCGACAAATAAGAAAGTAAAAATAGTTGATTTTTCAAGTGATTATACCAGCGGGCAAGTACCAACAGTTAGTGAACTAACCGATAAAGCACAGGCATACGCAACAAATAACGATATTGAAAGCCCACAAGTCAGTATCTCAATCTCATTCGTACCGCTTTACGAAACAGAAGAGTATAAAAATATCGCACCTTTGGAAAGAGTAAATCTTGGTGATACCGTTCATGTTTATTTTGATAAGTTAGGCGTTGAAGCAACATCAAGAGTTATCAAAACAACCTGGAACGTATTGAAGAAAAGATATGATTCAGTAGAATTGGGTGATTTAAGAGCAAATCTTAATTCAGTTTTAGAAGAACAGAGTGAACAGACAAAAAAGGAGATCATTAATAGTTTAGATAATGATACAGGCTTTATTGAAAGTGAACTTAATCAGTTAGGCTCATTGATAATTAACGGATTAGGTCTTTTTAAAACGGTTGAAACATTGGGTGATAATTCTTCAAGAATTTATCTTCACAACAAGCCTGCATTGGCAGATAGTGATATTCAGTATTATATTTCGGCTAATGGTTTAGTTGTATCAACGGATTATGGTGCAACCTGGAACGCAGGTTTTAATCCGGATGGAAGTGCCGTATTAAATGCCTTATCAGCAAATATCATAAAAGCATTACAAATTTACGGCTCTTACATTCAAGGCTCACAGATCGTATTCGGTGATTTAACCGATAAATATGTAATTGCACAGCCATACTATGATGGAAACAATGATCCTTTAGGTGTTCAATTTTCAGGCACAGGAAATGTTGTGATAATGCCTACGGGAATGTTCCAAGTAAAAGCAAGTGATGGTACGGATGATTATGTTATGACATTGGATGATACAGGTTATAACCTGGAATCAGACGGCAACTATATTAAAATGTCTAGTTCTGGAAAAATCACAATCGGGAATAGTTCAGCATCATTGGAAATTGATGGCACAGGGAACTCAACCGATGTAATGATGAAAAATGGAACTAACAGCTTTGTTAGAATTTATCATAGCGGCGGTGCACAAAAAGGTATTCATATTAAGAGCGACACCATCGAATTAACCGACAGCTCTTCATACCAGACGAACAATAAGCATATATCAATTAGCAGTACAAATGGTGTAGAAGTTCAGCAAGGGTTATATTCAAAATTGGCTATTACTAATAATGGAGCAACGTTGAAATACAATAACATCGGAATTACGATAAATAGTTCTAGTATGACTTTAGATCATGTTAAAGACATAACTTATGTAGCGAGTACAGGTTTTAATATTACTGATACAAGTAACAATAAAATGATTGTATTAGGAAGTAATACATTGGAAACAAAAGCACTTACTCAATATATTGGCAGTAATACATCTACAAATATTTATATAGGTGCATCTTCTACGAATGTTTATATTAAAGGGCATAGACTTGCGTTTTCTAACGGACAAGTTTTATACACATAGGATAGGAAAATGAAAATACAACAAGCCGAAATTATTAAATCTGTGTTAGAAACTATGTTAGACACAAAAGGCATAGTCGGTTATAAGATAGCACGAAACTTACGAATGATTAATGAAGAATTAATCGAATACGAAGAAGTCAAAAGGGAACTTTTCAAGAAATACGGCAGAGAAGAAAACAACCAACTCATAATAGACAAGGATAGCGAAAACTATCCTTTGTTTTTAGGCGAACTGAAACCATATCAAGAACAGGAAATTGATTTCGATTTCAGAAAGATAACAGAAGATGAACTCGCTGAAAGTGGCTTATCGGCAAATCAAATGATGTTCCTTATGGAATATTTTGAGTAAACAGAAAGGGGATAAATTATGCACATATCAATGATTCCAAGAGGGGAAACAGGAAAAGCTATTCACATTTCACAAGATGATACGAATAGAGAAGTAGAGTTTATCCCCTACGATCAAAGAGGGTTAGTCGCACTAACTGATGGGCAACTGACAGCGAAGATCAATTCTATTAAAGGTAATACTATATCTTTTAATCAGTTAGTTTTACAAAAAACATCATCTGGTTCGGCATCTCAAAATAGTGTAACTGTTTCATGGGGAACAGATGGCAGTTTTTCTTTTAGTGGAACTGCAACCGCTGATACAACATTCACTTTGATCGCAGATATATCGCCAATCTTAAACACAACACACAAATATTTTTTAAAAGGTTCAGTTACAGGCATCACTATTCGTATTCCGTATGCTTCTGCAAATGATACAGGAAGTGGTGCAATATTTACTGTATCAACAGTAACATCGGAAGTAAGGTTCATTGTCGCAAACGGAACAAACACAAGTGGGTTAGTGGTAAGACCGCAAATCTTCGACCTTACCCTTATGGGCATAGACAACCTAACCACTACTGCACAAGTAGAAGAGTGGTTATCTACCCATCTAGGCAATATTCCTTATTTTGATTATGGATATAGGCTTATATCATTTAATGGAACAGGATTAAAGACAGTAGGGTTTAATCAATGGGATGAAGAATGGGAACATGGTGTATTGGATGCAAGCACAGGAACGATATTAAATACTTCCATAGGCTTTAGTTCAAAAAACTTTATACAGGTTTTCCCAGAAACGGTTTATTATATGAAACATCCGTATTATGCATCTATGAGAACAAGATATTATGATGCTAATAAAAATTATATAGGCACTCAAGATTTTAATGGGCAAGTAGGTGTGCCACAGCTTGGTGGAACTTTTAAAATACCGACAAATTGTTATTATTTTAAGTTTTCAACACAAGACACATACAGAGAATACCAAAATAATATTTGCGTAAACCTTTCTTCAAGTGAAAACGGAAAGTATGAGCCTTACACCTCATCTACAATAAACCTACCAACGCTAACATACTTCCCAACAGGAATGAAGAGTGCAGGAAGTGTTTATGATGAATTATTACCTAATAAAGCAACAACGAGGATAGGAAGTGTTGATTTAGGAAGTTTAGATTGGACATATGATAGTACATATACTCGATTTTATACATCTGGCGTAACAAATCTATTAAAGCCAACGAATAATGCGACACCAATAAATGCAATAGTGTCTGGTTTTGTTGCATATTCAAACGATAGTGCATGGAATGGTTCTAAAAATAAGTCAATATTTGCATCACAGACACCTGTTTTTTATATGGTTGACCATAGTTTTACAAATGCCACAACATTCAAAAATGCTATGAGTGGTGTATATCTTTATTATGAACTGGCAACACCAATAGAAACAGATATATCACCTGCTTTAGATTTGACCTATCCAATAGAAAATGGCGGAACGGAACAGATATTGCCAGAGAATACAAGCACGCCGATAACTACACCGATAATCGCAAATATCACTTATCCAGACAGAACAGAGGATGTTGAGTTCTTATACAAACAAACTACTTTCCAATGGGTAGCGAAGAGTTGGTCTTTTGTATGCCGAAATATCACACAAGCCTTATCTGTTGTCAGCAATAAGCTAAAGGGAACTATTCCAAGTGGGATGACTAATGCGAGTGGCAAGTATGATTTAAAAGTGAAAATGACCGACAACGATGGTATCTGTTATTCAGAGAAAATAGATTTATTTGTGGAGAAGAAACCATGATAACACAGAGTTATAATCTAACCTTCGATACAGGAGAAGTGAAACCTCACATCTATGTATCGCAATATGATACAGCGAGAGTAATACAATTCATCCTAGACTTTACACCTACTTCGGCGAGTGTGGTGATAAACGGTACTGCTGTTGCATCTTCAATCGAAGATAACACGGTATCGTTTTTATTTAGCGACACTACAACGATAGGTGTAAGGATGGGGGAATTAAGGTGCGATGGAAACGGAAGTGTGAACTTTGAGATAGAAGTTGAAAGCACGCCTCTAAATTCAATTTAAAAGGAGAGAGAAAATGAACACTAATGAAAACAGAATCTATGATTGGCTTAAAGCCATAGGGCAGATTATTCTTCCAAACGTATTAACCTTTATTGGCGTATGCGGTGAATCTTTGGGGTGGACTAACATCGAACTTATCTTGAAGATAGGCACGGCTTTTATTGCTATGTGGAACGCTATTATTGTTATCTGGAATAAGCAATACTACAAAGAGCAGTACGAAGCAATAAACTTTAATGACTATTCCGCCAGAGAAGGACAGGATGGGTAAATATTACATCCAGGATTTAGGCTGGTACGGAAAATATCACGATTATTTCTTTGATCCTAACTTAAACCCAAGTGCCTATAAAAACATCTGTATTGCTAACTGCACAGGTGGGGTACTTGGATATTGTTTAATCGAAGGCGATCCGTTTCCTGTATCACAATTAAGAAACGCTAACGTATGGCATAAATACATCACTAAAGATTATTCGCTTACTTCTTACGCAAAATCAAAATTGAAGAAGGGTGATGTAATCGAGTGGGTAAACAAATGCCACGTTGTCAAAGTTGCTGATGTAATTGATGGTGAGGTCTATGTTCACTCTAGTTGGTACACAGGGGAACACGGCAAATCAGTTTACAATGGCGATTTTGATACTAGGAACGGCTTTTCGACAATGGAGCAATGGGCGAATTGGTGTTTAAAGAATTATGCTTACAGATATTATCATTACTGCACTATTGAAGAAGAAATCAAAGGTGTAGGCGGAACACCTGAATATATCTTATCTTTGAATACCAAAATCATTTATCCTGTTGAGAGAAACGCAAGTGTAGATCAATTACAGGTAAACACCGATGAGCAGAACATAAGAGATAACCCAGATGGCAACGTAATAGGCAAGGCAAAACAAGGCTATTACAATGTGCTTTCAAGGACAGACAAGAACGGTTACACTTGGAACGAAGTTGAAGAAGGCATCTATATTGCCAGCGGTGGAAACGTAGGTGATAGAGTTGTCTATATTCCTGCAACCAATGATGATTACTACAAGGAATTATATTGGCAGGAAGTTGAAGAAAACAAGAAACTGAAAAATCAGTTAGATGAAATAGCGAGGTTATGTGAATATGAATGAAGCATTACTTACTTCAATAATCACGGCACTTATAACGGGTGCTGTTACATTGTTGGGAACATGGATTCAGAGTTCAAAGACAATAGCGATTATTGAAACAAAAATCGAAATATTGAAGCAGAGCGTTGATAAACACAATAACTTTGCCGAGAAGATTCCTGTTATTGAAGAACAGATAAAAGTTGCAAATCATCGCATCGAAGATTTAGAAAGAGCGAAATGAAACTGTCGGTTATAATTCCCACATATAATAGCGAAAGCACGATTTTAAGGGCGATACAATCCGTACCGCCCTTTAAGGATATTGAGATCATCGTTGTTGATGATTGCTCAACTGATGAAACGCTGGAAGTGGTAAGAATGTATCAGCAGTATTCTAATCAGAATATTGTTGTTTTACACAATTCGATCAATCACGGCGTAGGGTATTCGGTGAACAAGGGCATAGACTTTGCCAGGGGCGAATATATAGTGCTTCTAGGCAGCGATGATTATTTTATTGACCTATATGTATTGGATGAATTAGATGGTACAGATATGATCTATTTTGATTTGCAAATCAATGATGGATCGATCTTCCATTTAAGCGATGAAACAAAATTCAATTACTGCGGCTCAACAAAATTCATACGCAGGGCGTTTATAGGCGAAACTAGAGAGCCGGAAATAAGACAGGCGGAAGATAAGTTTTTTTATCAGGCACTAATGCTAAAGAAACCGACAGAGAAATTCCTTAACAGAGTGCTTAAACATTACAATTATCCAAGAGAGGGAAGTTTATCGTGGTTAGCGACACATTAACAGCTAGGGGAATAAGATATGCTAAAAGACATTAAAGGGTATGAAGGCCTATATAAAATTGATGAAAATGGAAATGTATATAGCCTCACGTATAACATTATAAGAAAACAACAAAAAGATATTTATGGTTACATGAGGGTTATTTTAATCAAAAACAAAAAAGCAAAAAATATCGCTGTTCATAGGCTTGTTGCACAAGCCTTTTTAAATGATTTTGATGAAAAGTTACAAGTAAACCACAAAGATGAAAACAAAACAAATAACAATTATTTGAATTTAGAAATGTGTACTGCTAAATATAATAGCAATTATGGTACAAGAAATAAAAGAATATCAAAAACAAACAAAGGCGTAATTAACAAAGGGAAGCGTAATTCACCAAAAACCGAATTTAAAAAAGGCATGATTCCATGGAATAAAAACAAAAACACATTTGATACAGCAAGACCTGTTATATGTGTGGAATTAAATAAACGTTTTGACAGCATTGTATTAGCACAAAAAGAAATGGGCGGTCATACAGAAAACATAGGGCGTGCGTGTAGAAAAAAATGGAGATCATTAGGTTATCATTGGAGATATGCGGATGATATTGACGACAATAATACCCTGTAAAGATAGGCCAGAAAGCACGAAACGGCTTTTAAATGAATTATGCAGGCAGAAACTTCTTTATCCACAAACAGAGATTATAGTTGTAGAAAACAACTCGATCGAGGATATGAGTTTTTTAGAGCATTATGATATAACTCTATTGCATACGAACATAGGCGTAAATCATGCACGGAACGTTGGTTTAGACAACGCACACGGCGATTATATCTGTTTCCTTGATAACGATGATATGATCGTATCTGATTATCTTGAAACTTTGTACTCGTATCTATACACGCAGCCGGGTTATGATTGGTACGCTTATCAATGGTATCTGGATGATAAGCCTATCACAATGGATAGATTCAATGTTGAAGATCCGATGAGTTATAATTGGGCGTTATGGGGTTATTGTTTCAGCAGAAAAATCTTTGAGGGTTTCAGATTTAACGATGATGGTTTCGCAGGCGGTGATATGAAGATCATCGGTCAAATGCGAAAAGGCTGGCACGGATATTTCATCCGTGAATTGTTATATAGGTTTACCTGGGAAGGGAATGAAGATTCCTTATCCCATAAACATAACAGAGGGGAAAAGACTTGAAGGCGATATATAGGCTTGTTGAGTATTTTCTTTCTGTTGGGGCGGCTGAAAAGCCGCCTTTTTTTTGTTATAATAAATAAGGGGAGTAATAGCTAGGAACGTTATCCTGATGTTGGTTATGCACATAGCCATCATTAAACCCAGTGAAGAATCGAATAGAACGATTGTGCTAGTCTATTCCATTCGCAAGGGTCGTAACTGCTCGGCCGAAAGACAGGTTGAAAGCCTGTTTTTTATATAATCTAATCTATACCTTATAAACTATTTTCATATTTGTTAGTTAAATGACAATAGATAAATTCTAATTAACATTTTTGTTTGTTTTTGTTACTTACATGTAATCTAAACTTTACCTTATATGTAGTCAAAACTATTAAAAAAGCACAACTATCGTGCTTTCATATCTTTTCTAATCAGTTCTTTCAGGTAGGCGTTTTTGTTTTCCTGTTTTTCCATCCATTCGATAATGTCTTTATCGTATTCTTTGTTTAACATCAACGTAATTTTCTTGCAGTTTGATTTTACGTATTCAACAATGTACGCTTTCGTTTTGTTGGTTGCTTTTTTTGCCATAAGTTTTCCTTTCTTTATTATTATACTCTTGAAATCAGCAATTCTCTTGTAGGAAATAAATCTTTTGTTATTCTGTAAATGCTTATAGCACGGCGGTTTTCCTGGTATTCCTTGTAAGCCTTTTTGCCGATGCAGAATCTCATTTTTGTCTGATCGCTGTAATTGACTTGATAAATGTAGTTATCGGTTTTTTCGTGCAGCATAAAGTTTTCTTTTTTCTCATAATCCATATCCAGCTGCTGATCTACCAAATCTTTAACACGGTGCAAATCTATTCCATCCAGGGTAGATATAATCTTTTTCAATTCGTTCAAATCTTTCATTTTTCGTTTTCCTTTCTTATAAACATATAGATGCTGCCTAATATTGACATATAGATGCTGCGGATAGATAGTGCCTATAAACACTTTTTATGTGGTGGGTAAAAAGTGGTTAGTGGTGGGGCATATCTGTTCAACAGGGAAAAGGCCGTTTCCGGCCTTTATTCCTTTTCTATTAGATCATGGACTATGTATGATCCCATTGGGTGAAAATAACAGATCACTAATTCATCATGCTGTTCCAAATCAGCCAGCAATTCTTTAAAAATTTGTTTTTCATCCTCATCCTTCGGCTGTTCGTTTTCGATATATCTTTTAATATCCCATACGTAGCCGATCATTGTTTCATCATTGAAAATAATGTTTTCCATATAACCTAACCTTTCTAAACTTTCTAAACTTTTAAATTAAATCTGTATAATCCAACAACTCATTCTTAATAGCTGCGGCATATTCTTTATAGGTTTTTCCCTGTTTTCCCATTATATTTATTAAGAGATCGTTATGAATAAAATCTGATAACTCTTCTTCCTGGGTTTCGTACATATCGCTATATTCGGCCACGGCTGTTATAAGATCAGGCAAATAGCCTATGCTTTCTAAATTGGCGTTGTATAATTCATCCTTATAAATTAATGTTGTGTGATCTAAAACTGATAATTCTTTTAATAATTCCTTGTTGTTCATTTTTCTATTTTTCCTTCCTTTTTATGTAATCTAAACTTTCAAAACTTTTTAATCTATTTCTTCAAACGTGATAATATCTTCCAAATAATCCGGCATGATTTTTAATAGTTTTGTTAAACTTGTTTTAGCTGTTTTCATATCTTTAAATCTTACAATTTCACTATTTCCGTTTTTATGCCAAAACTTTTTATATTTATTCCAGCCATTAACCAGGTAATAGATGCCTTCACTTGATTCACTTTTAACTCTTATCATTTTTAACTATTCCTTTCTTTTAACTATTCAATTAATATAACTATGCTTATAAACATATAGATGGTGTAAACATATAGATGGTGTCTGATCTATATATAGATGGTGTCAATATATAGATGGTGTAATAGTGGTGTTTTGGTTGCCGTTTTCATTCCTGGCGATCCTGAAAGCCGATTTTAAAGGCGGCACCGTTGGCGGATGCTTAAAAGCCGGAATGTTTACGGCGTTATATTATGGCGGTTTTTTCGTTTCGTTTTTCATTGTGTTTTATTCCTTGATTTTTATTTCAGATAAAATTAAACATAATACCAGCATCAAGCCGCATGAGATAATTAAACAGAATCCAGGCGGCACCGTACCAGCTGCGGCGGCTAATTTTAAAAGCCATATCAAACATAATAAAATCATGGTTAAACCCCCAGCCCGTAATTTTTAATGATCTGATTTTTTAATGCTTTATAGATTGATTTTTTATTATACCCATTAAAACCAGCTTCCACGGTTAGCGGGATATAATCGCCGTATTTATCAATTATATATAATGTTAATTTGTAATAGTTGGCCGTGCTATTGCTGCCGGTTTTTTCTAATTCTTTAATGCTTCCATAGATTCGCTTTTTAGTTTTCATTTTTTTATATTTCCTTTCTTTTTCTGATAGAATGGAAATTGAAAAAAGAATCTTTCTTTTTTCGTTTTCCTGGGTGCTGCTTCTGTTGTGGTGATGGATCGCAGCACCTTTTTAATAACTCAACATTTTAACGATAATTTCCGCTAAATCGTTTTTGGTGCATGGGTTAATTAAGCGGGTTAAAAAATAATCGCTTTCGCTTTCTTTAATTGCTTTTATTTTCTTTTCGCTAAAGTTAATATAAAGATTTACCCATGAGGCCGAATTGATCGGCGTTGCTTTTTTGGTGGTTTTTATAATTTCGTTATAGCCTTTAAATTTAATAACATTGTCTTTAGTCATTTTTTATAATTCCTTTCTAGCGTATTGCTTAATTAAATTATAAATCATTATACGTATAATGCAAGCATTTTTTAATAAATAGTTAAAAAAATGATTAAAAAACGGCTAAAAACATATAAAAAAGGGTATTTTATAACGATTTTTAAAAAAATTATAAAAAACTATTGCAAATAAAAATATAATACGTATAATAATAGATAGATGGAAACATCAAAAAAGGAAAACGAAAGAAGGGAAAACAATGGAATTAAAAAAGATTGAAAACAACAAAATTATTAAAGAAGAAATTAAAAGCAGCGTGAGGCCGGGCGATATTTTCGCCGCTTCCTGGGGGTATGATCAAACAAATGTAGATTTTTACCAGGTTATCAGATGCACCGATAAAACCGCAGTATTAAAAGAAATTGAATCAATAGAAGAATACAGCGGAGATATGGCCGGATATTGCAAGCCAATTAAAAACAAGTTTATTAATGATAAAGAATTAAAAAAGCGTCTGTTTTGCTGGGCGGATATGATTCCAGCCGTAAAAATTGCAAGCTATGAAACAGCTTATAAAATGATGGACGAAAACGAAAAACAATATTTTTCAAATTGTGCATAAAAAAGGGAAACGAAAAAAGGAAGGAAAAAGAAGAAAATGTTAAATTATGAAATTAGAAATAATACAGAATATAAATCAATAGAAATATATTTCAATGAAAAACCAGCGGCCGCAATACGTGAAATTTTAAAAAGTAATCGTTTTCGCTGGCACGGTGTAAAACGTTGCTGGTATGGGTACGGATCGCCGGAAGAGATCGCCGCAGCTTTAAAGGGCGAAAAGATCAGGAAAGAAAAAACAAACCATACACCAACGGAAGAAGATAAAAAACTTTTATATTCTGAGTGGGCGTTAATTTGGAATGATTCTAAAATGATTGATTATAGTGTAAATAAAACCGCTAAAATATTAAAATTTGATAATAGAATTATAACGTTTGAAAAGGAATCATTAAAAAAACATTTCTGTTATGGTTACGGTTATAACGGAATATACGATCAGGAAAGCGAAAACAGAGCGAATAAAAACGCAGTAGAAACAGAAACAGACGGCGGCAAAACGTTTATAAATGATAATTTAAGCGGATTAAATGAAAAGATAGAAACGATTAAAAATATACAAAATAGAAGAGCCGGAAAAGATATTGAATATAAAAACAGATATTTTTATTTAGATACAGAATGTTATATTTTAAAGGAATGTTATTATAATGAAGATCCGAAACACAATTTATATCACGTTTCGTTTATTAAATCTTATGATTTTGAAAACGATATCAGATATAAAAACGCAATAGGCGAAAAGGCCACGGATCAAGAATTAAAAGAAATTCTTTCAGTATATGAAGAAATGAAGCAGGAAAAAATAAAAAGGTGTGAAATGTATTTGAAGAAATACGGCACGGAAAAATTAAGAGTTTGGACGTATTTAGTAGATTAATAAAGCGGTAAATAAAACCGCTTTTTTTTATTGCCTGGAATACAAAACAATTAAAACAATATAAAACATACTAGAATAATAAAACGCCGCTTAAATCGCTTTAAATCGCTTGTATATAATATATGTGTGTATGTGTGTGGGCGTGTGCGTATGTGCGTTATATGTGTTTATTGTTTCAGCTGCTAACAATCTAATAAGATCATAAGAAGATTATCAGATCATAAAAGGCCGTTAAAGATTCCGGCTTTTTTTGCTGGGGCAATTCTGGAAGATCAAAAAGAAATAATAAATAATAGCGGCGTAGCGTGTCTGTTATTCTTTTTATAATTGCGTGGCCGTGTTGATCGTGGCCGGAGATACCCGCCCCGGGTTACGCCTACGCTTAAAACGGACACGGCGGCGAGTGTGGGGACTTTTTATATACACGCCACTTTCCAAGAAAAAAACACCCCAAGTACCCACTTAAAACCCAAATCTCAAAATATCTATGCAATATCTTGCATATTCACCAACAATTACTCATTTTCATCATCATTTCTCAACAAAATTACAAGTGCAAATTCCAACGGCGACCATTTTTTCTGATATTTGCCTTTGCGAACATCGTAATACGATCCGCCATCAACTCTCACATACCAATTTTCCATTTTATCCATACATTCAGTAATTGAAGTCGGCTTGTCGATCGTTCCTACAAACTGCCATCCTTTAGTTTCAACATACACCAGGTACTCGTTGTCATTCTGTTCAAGTTTACACGGCAAATGTTTATAAGTATAAAGAGGGTACTCGCCATCTTCGGGGTGGTCGAGCAAACCGAGATCGCTGGCCGAGTAATACTCTTCGACCATATCAAAATAGTTTTTAACATTTGGTAGTGATTTGATAGGGAACACCTGTTTATTGTTTTCTTCAAGAAAAGCATAAGGGTACTTGTGTTCTATGACAGGGGATGGTTTTGTTTTTTCATTACACGTAATAGCAAATGCCAAAAGCATGAAATCATAAACAACACACAACAGACTTGCTTTTGAATTGAAGAACAGAAACACGATCGCACCGATACCGAATGTAACGCCCAGGGTTACGCACGGCACAATATAACTTCTTTTATAATCCATAACGCAAATTAATGCTATGATAGAGAAAAGAACAAAAATGATGTAAAACCAGCTTTTAAATACAAATAAAATTGAGTTGATAATTAATAAGGTTGCAAATAGATATTTCATACCTACATACTAACAGAAAAATGAAAAAAAAGTTGCACAATTAGAAAAGGGGTGATAGTATGGAGAAAAAGAAGGGAAGTGATGTAATAGGAATAGAAGAGATCAGAAAAAAGGCTGATCTAACCCAGGCTCAATTTGCTAGAACACTTGGCTTATCCCTACGGTCTTATCAGCTTCGGCTGGAAGGCACGCAGGATTGGAAGTTAAGTGAACTGACAACAATCGCCGAAAAATATCAGCCGGAATTTGAGGTAGAGTGTGGCGTAAAATACTCAATAAAAATCAGTAAAATTTAATGGGGTAATTCTTGGCAGAAAAATCGCATAACATACACAAAACGACATTATGCGAAATTCACTAATAAGAGGCTACCCCATAACGGGTAGCCTTTTTATTTAAGTACAGGTGCTTGTCATAACATTATTAATCTCCACTTATCAAATTCAATGCAGCGAATAGCCATAAAAATACAAGCACCTGTACGGAAAGGATAATGACAAAATCGGATGAAACAAATAATTGATAACGAAACAGGGGAAATCGTTGAAGTAGAAGAAAGCAACGAGATCGCCGAAAGAAAGTTGTACGAAGTCGGTGCTATCGACAAAGAAACGTTTGAAATGCTGGAAAGTTTCCGTTACTACAACGAACAGTATGAATTATTCAAGTACCAGCTTGAAAAGGCGATGAAAGAAAACAACATCAAGAGTTGGAAGAATGATTACTTTACGGCAACGATTAAAGAAGATGCAATACAGAAACGAGTTGATACGGAAAGACTTAAAGAAGATGGTCTGTATGACAAGTATCTTAAATTGGTTTCTGTAAAAGGTGGCTTGTCAATCAAGTTCAAGAAAGGGAACGAATGAACTGGGAAGATTTAGAACGAGTAAATAAAGAAATTACAACTACGCCTTTAAAGGGCAAGGAATATGCAGAGGTTAAGGAAAGAGTTATCGCATATCGAAAACTCTATCCGACAGGTGAAATAAAAACCGACCTTACGTTTACCGAGAATTATGTATTGTGTGAGGCAATAGTTAGTGATGGCCAGGGAATGTTTATTGCTAACGGCCACGCAAGGGAACTGCTCAACAAAGCCTTTGCCGTAGAGAACGCCGAAACAAGTGCCATTGGCCGAGCATTAGGTTTTATGGGAATCGGTATCAGCACTTCGATCGCTTCAAAGGAAGATATGGAAAATGTTGATTCACCATCCGGCATATTCGATGAGCCGACCGATGCACAGATCAAAACGTTAGCCGATGAGTTCAGAGAACTTTACTCAAAAGAGGAACAGGTAAGAATCCTCAACGGCTTAAAGAAGATCGAAGCTGAACAGATCGGTTACGTAGATTTAATGAAATACGTGAACTTTAGAAAAAATGAAATCAAGGCTAACGAAAGCAAAGGAAATCAGCCAAAAAACTAAACAGGCAGTATTGGAAAGGCAACGTTACAGGTCAATAAGTGGCGTTGCCTTGACCGAGAGAAACACAGAATTTCATCACGTAATATTCCGTTCTGACAGCGGTATTGGATTAGAGTTCAACATCGTAGCAATTACGAGCGATGAACACAGATGGTTTCACGATCATTGTGATATTAAGGTCAATGGCCGTAACAGATACACCTATTTAGAGTTTGGAATACTGATGAAAAATCACCTTAAACTGCGTTACCCAAATTGGCGAGAAGAATACTGCAAGTTTCATAAGTATTGGGATGAAAAAGATTATTGGGAAAGGATAAACGGCGATGCTTTGGGAAGAAGTCGAGAAGATCAAGAATCAGCTTGATAAGGCGTTATCGTCCTGCCGGGAAAACGGCATCAAGTGGGCGGAAGCCGAAAGGCAATACCGAATACTCAAATCTAAAGAAGAGTTGAGATTAAGAGCCGAGGGCGTTCCTGTTACCTTGATACCCGATATTGTCAAAGGACTTGAAGAAGTCGCCGATCTGGACTTCAACAGGAATGTCGCACTTGTAACTTACAAGGCGAATGTCGAGGCTATGCTGGTTAAAAAGCTGGAACTAAAAACAATGGAGAGCGAATTAGAAAGGGAATACGGAAATGCTGACAGAGAAACTCAATGATATGGCTTACGATGTAAGTTCGCATATTGAAGAAGCACTTGCCTGTATCGAGGATATTAAAACCGAATGGCATAGAGGCGAAGAGATAGATACATCGCTGTTAAGTGTAATGAAGGATGATTTGCAGATAGCGATGCACGTTGCTAACAAAATGGATATTTGCCTTAAATATGTTGGCGAATATATGAAAACCGCAGAGGAAATCTTAAATGATAATTACTAGAAACGGAGAGATCACAACATTATCCACCAGGGCGGAAGCACACGATTCGGTGGATAAACAGAAACGATATGCACAGATAATCGAATGTCTTGATGTAAGACCAATGACCGCCAAAGAAATAGCGGTGATGATGTGCGAGAAAGGTTACATTCCAAATTCAGAACGCAACTTTACCGCACCGAGATTAACAGAGTTGTCGAAGGATGGCGTTGTAGAGCCGTTCGCAAAGAAGAAATGTATTTACACAGGCAAGACCGTTGCCGTGTATAGGTTGAGAGAAACAAAACAGGAACAGATGGGGTTAGGTTTTCCCTGGCAGCATTAGGGGGTAAAGATGGCGGTTGATGATAGCAAAAGGTTTTATTGGTTAAAACTTAAAAAAGACTTTTTTCAGCAGCATCAGATCAAAGTTTTAAAATCATTACCTAACGGCCGTTTGTATGCCCTTATCTATCTTGAATTGCTGGCCGAAAGCACAACGCATAACGGCGAACTTCGGTATTCGCAGATGCTTCCGTATGATGTGGTAACACTTGCGGCGGTAATTGATGAAGATAAGGACAATCTTGAAAAGGCAATAGAAACATTCGTTAATCTTGAACTTGTCGAATTATTGGATGATGGCACGATCTTTATGCGAGAGATCACAAGGCTTATAGGAAGTGAAACAGGCCAAACGATACGCAAAAGAGAGAGCCGGATTCTTAAAGAGGGTAAATCGTTGGTAAAAATTACCCAAGAGAATAGATATAAGAGATTAGAGAACAGAGATAAGAGTAAAGAAAATAAACACTTATACGGCGAATACAAGAATGTTCGGTTGTCTGATGAAGAAATGGAAAAACTCAAACAGGAATTTCCTAATGACTATAAAGAACGGATAGAACGAGTAAGTTGCTATTGTGCCAGCACAGGAAAGAGTTATAAAAACTATCTCGCTACGATAAGGAATTGGGCGAGAAAAGATACACCAAGAGTAGAAACAGATAACAACGTTCCTACTTATGATCCTAGCAACAATCCTGTCATATCCGAAGAAGAAAAAGCGGAATTATCAAAACTTATAGGGAGAGAATTATAACTATGTATTTATTTAAAGGAATAAACGGCTTTAGCTGGTACACAAAGGTTGTATCAAAAGATTTTAGCACAAACGCAGAACGTGAAGGATATATCAATTTTACATTTAAAAAGGGTTGTGATCCTAAACAGGAAGAACTCAACGATAAAAATGCTTATATCGGTGATCTGTATTTCCACGATCAGAACGGAAACATTCGCAAGGTGTTCCCTGTTGTGAATGAATTTAACGGAAACAAGAAAATCGAGTTTAAACTGCTTGAAATCGAAGGCTTAAAAGAAGCTGTTGAAACAATCGCAAGACAGAACAATTCCGGTGGTGGCGGATATGAAGAAATAAAAGCTGATGATCTTCCGTTTTATTGAGGTTTGATATGCCGAATTGTAACGATTGTAAACATTTAAAAGTTGATAAGGGCGATAGATGGACTCCAATCACATACTACTGCGAATTAGGCCTTGAAGAAGAAAATTGCGAGGAATACAAATACTTCGATTACCTACAATACCTTGAAGATGAAGAGAACAGAAAACACGATGCCAAATTGCAGGGATGGGATTGGCGTGAAGCACGAGGCGTTTATGACAGATAAAAAGAAGAAACATGAAATAAAAGGTGTTTCACATATCTATGAGTTAAATCGTGAAAGATTACTTGGCGATTATATTCCTGTAAGTAAAACAATGGCGGAATATTTTGAAGATGCCTATATGGAAAAATTGTTTGAATTGCAAAAAGAAATAGATATAAAAGGAGAAGCATGACAGATAAACAACTAATAGATACATTGGAAAACATAAAGCATTTCTGTGAAGTCACAGATCATCAGAATTGCAGATTTCATTATGAAGACGGATGCCAACTTATAGGCATAGCTAGAGTGCTAGGTTTATCAACACCAAACACTTGGAACTTGGAAGAGATAGAAAGGATAATCAATGAATGACAATAGTATGTTTTTATTCAGAAGAAGAAGATATAGGCTATATGCTCTACCTACGGTCAATAATTCATTCTAAAGGCTTATATACACGAGAAGAAAAGGCAAATGCCAGAGAAGAATTGAAAAAGTTTGAAGAAGAAAACCCTACTCTTAAATGGAATGGAAAAGAGTATGTGAGAAAGGATAATCAATGAGGCTGATTGATGCAGACAAATTACTAGAACACTATGCCTGTGGCGATACAACAGGAATACCAGAAGATGATATTAGATTAGCACCAACTATTGATGCTATTCCTGTTGATTATATCGAATACGAAATCAAACGAATAAAAAAAATGATTGAAGTGGAAAAAGATTATGCAACTGCTGACCGCATTCATTCGTTAGAAATATCGTGGCAGACATTAAGAGCATTAATAACTACGAATTGGTCAATAACGAGCGGTGTTGATTGGAGAAAAAAATGAGATTGATTGACACAGATAAATTAACACCAACAATTACACAGTGGAATCCTAGTGCATTAATAGAAGAAAGTTATTATCACGAAGAACAAATAATAAATGCTCCAACAGTTGATGCTATTCCTACTGAATGGATAAAAGGCTGGATTGATAGAAATGCAGAATATACAGGTTATACATCATATCTGTTGTCTATCGTTGAAATGTTGGAAGATTGGAGAAAAGAAAATGAAAGCAATAGCAATAATTGAATTGCCCGATGATGCTTTTGAATATGAAGCATGGGGTGATGGCAAATGGGAAATTGATGATGAAGGATGTATTAGATACCTAGAAGACGGTAATGCTTGGTGTCATTACAAAGACATTGATATTGATGGCATTGAGTTAAAACCGATGCCAGAAAAGATGGATGTTGAGAAAATAAGAAATCTTTATGGTGATGAACAAGCAACTTGTGCTATCGGTTATAACGCTTGTCTTGATGAAATAACAGGAGAAACAGAATGAAAAACATAAATGATTATACTCTTCAAGAATTTAGAGATATGGAAAATTTCGGTGAAAACAGTGTATTTAATTCTGTAATCATAGTGCCAATGGAAGAACTACATGATAGTGGATATAGATGCATGAAGTTTATATTGCTCGAAAAAGGAGAGATAGTTGGTGTTGTGGGTGGATGGTGTGATGTTGTTCATCCAAACGGAATAGGAAATTACGGCAGAAGTTTTAAAAGCCTCAATGGAAAGTTAGAGCCTATCCCTGCGTATATTTCTATGGATTGCCTAGCGAATAGTGGCTGTGTTCGTTTGATGATGAGAGATTATTACGAGTGCGATGATTTTATAGGCTCTGATTTCTGTTTCTACAAGGTGGATTGATATGAAAGCAATAGCAGTATTTGATGGAATGCCGAAAAATTGTAAAGAGTGTTGTGTCCGCATTAACATCGAAAGTTCAAAAGCAATCTCATTTTGTGCATTAACAGGTCTTTTATTAAAAATAAGCGAACTTGATGTAATTGATGGAATGTGTCCTTTAAGACCATACATAAAAGTTGATGCCACAGTAAACGATATTGGTGTTAGCCCTATGCTTTATGCGTTAGTAGTGAATGATTTTATGAAACATTTAACAGGAGAAACAGAATGAGTGGGGTTTTTGAAAACAAAAAGAACAATAGCAAAATCGCAATAATGTACGTTCCAAAAAGGAAGAACAAAGCACTTTGCATATTTGAAGAGCCAAATGAATGGTATGTCGTTGCGACATTTGCAAATAACAGACAAGCGTTTATATTTGAAAAGTACCTTGAAAGGTTTTTAGGAGAAACAGAATGAAAGTAATAGCAATAATTGATGCACCTAATATGTGCTTTGAATGTCCATTAAGAAATGGTGATGAGTGCAACTTGATAGGCGATATTGAAGGTGAAGCAGATTATGTCGATGAAAGATGTCCTTTAAGACCATTGCCAGAAGCAGATATTAAAAAAATATTGGAGATAACAAAACATAAATCACAGGCTTATAAATTTGGGTTTATTGACGGATTTGATTATTACGAAAAAATACTAAAAGAATTTGGAATGTGTCAGGAGAAACAGAATGAACAAGACGAGTGAGTTGCTAAAAGAGTTTGAAGAATTGTGCAAATTCGTTAGAGAAATTCATGGTGATGATACTGTATGCGGATATTGTGAGTATGACGGTGGAACTGTCGGAGAAGAACCAATGGAGTGTCCAGGGTTTGAAACAGATGAATGCTTCAAATTGAAAGAAGAATTTAAGAAGAGATATTTGGGAGAAACAGAATGAATACACAGAGAAAGCATGAAATTCTTAATGAATTAGACACAATGCGAAAGCGAGTAGAACTGCTTGAAAGTCATAAGACCGTAGGAATGATAAGCGAGGATCAGTACAACGAAACAGGCATTACTTTGCAAAACCGATTAAAAGAATTGGAAGAAGAGTGCGGCATAAATACACCGATCTTCACATCAAAAGGCGTTATGTACGAGGATGAGGCCGTGTTGTTTGAGGATGAATACAATAAACAGATTCATAAAACGATAGAGGATATTTATGAAGGATGAGATTATAAGAAACCTTAAAAAACTGCGTGATCCGGCAGAATTGAAGTTATCGACTTATCAGCAGTATTTACAGGATGCCATAACCTACCTGGAAAAACTAAAGCCGAAGAAACCCGAAACGAAACCCGGCTATATCGAGAAAGAGTGGTTACAGAAGGCAATTATCGAGGATATGGTTAAGGGTAAATGCGATGGTCTGGTGTTACGAAAAGTTAATTACTACATTTACAAATACGAGGTTGAAAATGAGCAGAGATAGAAAGATTTATGCGGTATATGAAAATGATCAGCTTGTATTGAAAGGCGATCATAACGAAGTGGCGGCTTTGTGCAGAATCAAATCAAGGGCAATAGCAAATTATGTCAGATGGAACATCCTTGTAAACGGCAGATACCATATCAAAAACATTGAGGGCGAATACAAATATGTGAGAAAGCCTAAAGGAATGAGCGAAGAGCAAATACTAGATTATCTGTATAGGCACTTGGTTGAATATGGCAATACTTGTTTGAATGATAACCCATCGCCTTATATTCCAAGACTTCAAGAAATTCTAGGAAGAAAGATTACATTCAGAGAATGTGAGGATGTGGATGATCCCTGGAATTACGAAGTTGAGTTAAGCCAAACAGGCAGATGGAAAAGAGGCCGAATAAACACATATTTTGTGCTAGAGGTACAAAATGACATTTCTTGAAATGCTGGTGAGAACATCCTTGCTTACAATACTTGTATTGAGTTTCATTATTCTAATAGGCGGCACCGTGTTTGTAGTTCATATAGCATTAATGGAATACTTCGGTGTTGATTTGGCTGATGAAATCAGGGGGTTGTACGAATGGATTATAAAACGTTTAAAAACGAAATAAGCAACCTGAAAGCCTACTATAAATCATTGGCCGAGATCAAGGATGAAATAGAAAAACTCAATTATGATCTTACAGGGGTTAAAGGGGTTAGGTTTGACAGACAGCCGACTTCCTACAATCAAAGTTTGAGCGAATGGTACAGACTTGAACTCATTGAAAAGATCGAGAGCAAGGAAAAGGAACTAGACTATACAGAATTGGCGATAAAACGCTACGAGGCTAATTTAAAACGGCTTCCCAAAGAGATTAGATACGCAGTTAAGCAAATATTCATCAATGGTGAAACGTTCGCAGAAACAGGCGAAAAACTAGGCTATACGGATGCCGGATTACATTATGTTATTAAAAAGGAAATCGAAAAACTATGAACGAAGAAAAGTATTGGAAATGCGAATACGAAAATCTCCGTAGAAAAAAGAAAAAAGAGGTTGAAGCATTGACTTACGAAAATGAAGTGTTAAGACTTCAATCGGCAAAGTTTACAAAGAAAACATATCGGCTGCTTTTAGATTTAGGTTTAAAGCACGAAGATATTATGAACTATTATCGAGGCGAACTATGATAGAAGAATTTGATTTATTCTCATTCTCGACACCGAAGTTCAAGATTGATAAGCCGATAAGATTGATAGAACTATTTGCCGGAATTGGAAGCCAGGCGAAAGCATTAAAAAACCTGGGTGTGAAATTTGAGCATTGGAAGGTTATAGAATTTGACAAGTACGCAATAGCCAGCTATAACGCCGTTCATGGCACAAACTTCGCACCGCAGGATATTACCCTCACTCATGCTGCCGACCTCGAAATCGCAGAGAGAGAGTTATTGTTATATTCTTACATACTCATTTCCATGTCAAGACCTTTCTTTAGCAGGAAAACAGAAAGGTATGACAAAAGGCAGTTCAACAAGATCAGGTCTGTTATGGGAAGTTGAGAG